GAACAGTCATGCCGCCCGCGCCAGTAGGCACCGGAGACTGGGGCCAAGTATTCCAAGCAGTCGCCTGATTGAACACCGAAAAACCAACCAGCTTTCCGCTCGCATTGGCCGAAATGGTGGTCCCGCGACCAACCACAACGCCCGTAGTAGCGTCAGTGTTGTAAGAAGGAGTGTTGGCATAAATACCAACGCCGCCCCACATCGGCAAGGTTTCGGAAGTCGCCAGGGTACCGCCCATCAGCTGGTAACGAACGGCGGGGTCGTCCATGGCCACGCCTTGAACGAGGCCGTAGGACTGAGTGCTGAAACCACCGTAGTTGTTGGTGGTCAGCATCGGATTGAAGGAGACAGAGTTTGCCATTGTGGATTAGTTCCCGGTGCGAGGACGGAAAAACGGCTTGCTGATCGAACGCGGGGGAGTGCGGAATTCGCCCATCCATGCGTTCGGCTCGCCAACGAATTCGGTGATCATGCGATCAGCGCCGTCGCGACGGCGAATTTCACGCAGCTTGCCGAAAGGAACGTCGGTCGGGTTCTTAGCAGCCGCAGTAGCGTCCGCGTAAATACGCTGTTCAGCGATTTCGAGCACGTTCGCCGGCAAATCACGGAGAGCAACGCCTTTCCAAGACTCAGAGTGCTTTTGCACACCTTTGGCGAGACGAACGCGGTAAGCGCCAAGAGACTCGCCTTGCAGCGGAGCCGGGGCACGTTCACCGAAACCACCATAAACGGCGTCAGCACGGGCTTGATGATCGGCCATCGCGGCATAATCAGCATCCGACATGCTTTTCGGCATGCGAGCGACGGAAGCGGCCAAACGGCGAATTTCCGAGGCGATGTGCTTGCTCACCGAATTCGAGTCCTTGCGGGCATGCCGCATGTCGTCATCGTCGTCTTTGCGGTGCGAACGACGTGCGTCCTTGCGGTGCTTCATGTCGTCATCATCATCGTCATCATCGGCTTTGAGATGAGCGGGCATTTTGTCATCTTCGTCGTCGTCTTTGCGATGCTTCATGTCGTCATCGTCGTCATCGTCGTCATCGTCGTCATCGGCTTTGAGATGAGCGGGCATTTTGTCATCTTCGTCGTCGTCTTTGCGATGCGAACGACGGGCGTCCTTGCGATGTTTCATGTCGTCGTCATCGTCTTTGCGATGCGAACGACGTGCGTCCTTGCGAGGCTTTTTGTCATCGTCGTCATCAGCAGCCAATTCTTTCGGCTCGCCCATGACTTCCTCTTCTTCCGTGTCGTCGTCCTTGCGAGCACGGGAAGTAATGGAATCCATGCGTTTTTCCATGGAATCCAGACGACCACAAAGGGCGTCGATACCCTTCAACAGTTTGTCCAGATTGCCGCCGCCGGTCCCGGAATCATCTCGCTTTTCAGCGCCATGGGCTTCTTTTTCAAAATCAGGCATTTCTGACCCCTCGGAAATTTCAACAGTAGTGGTTGGAAGCTCGACTCCGGTAGGGTCTCTACCTTTGTCCCAAACGCCCTCTTCACAGATGGCAAGATGGTCTAGTAAACTAGGTTTGCCCTCGACCAATAGAGCAGACCCGTTTTCCAACGTCGCCTGCTTGTTTCCATCTGTAGACCGGAACACAACTGCAGGTGATGTAGAAAGTTGCTTTGATTCCATCGCGCGGGCGGCATCGGCATCATAGATTTTTGCGATACCCCACACTTCCTCTCCACGAATATACGGTAGAACAATAGTTCCAACGATTCGATCAGCAAATTCTTCAGTATTTAACTTGCCAGTATCGGGGTGTTCCCAAATCACCGGCAAACCATTACACCGATCCAGAAAATCCTGATTCAAATAAAGGGCAGGGTCCCGATAAACATATTCGTCCAATTTGTGCCGATAAGCCGACCCAGTCCCGGTGATGCGGACAGCGAACAGAGCCACATTTTCATAGTGCTGCGGACTGACCAACTCGCCGTCACGAATGGCCTTGGCCACATCGGTTTCGTCCATGCCCAGTCGTTCGATGGATATACGAACTCCGGGATGGATGGCTCCTAAGTCAAGGACCTCAATACGGGGTTCTTTGCTCATCGAACTATTTCTTTGCCCTTCTCAGGCTCTTGCGAGCCATGAGGGAAAACCTTGGAAACGTGGATCCACGTAAACGCCGTGTGTTCCCCGTTCAATCTAGGGATAAACGGTTGACCGACACGCTGAATGAATGTAGTATAATCTACCTTGTCCCCGATGGGGGGAACAGGATTCACGTTTTCTTCAGGAATGGGTGCCTCGTTGGCTGAAATACGCCTAGTCCACTCCATCCGAGGGCCTTTAGGTAAAAAACCCAGCTCCTCGACGCATTCGCGTTTGGCAGCTTCTTCGATAGTTTCGCCATCTTCCTGTTTTCCACCCGGAAAACACCAAGCCCCCGGCCAGTCCCCGCCCGGTCCACGCTTTAGCAACAGCGTTTCGCCGTCGTCAGTCAAGAACATAATACCGGCGGCTTTGATCATTTTACAGCCCTAGGCTAAATGATGAAGTTTTTATCGTCGGGAGGAGGATTAACCCCCAATTGCCGATAATACTCTTCTTCGGATAATTTTTTCCCATTAACAATAGCCAGTGCCAATACTTCAGGAATTTTGGCATAAGCTGTGGGCGAAAACCCCATCAAATTTGGAAGACTTCCAAACTTGCGTTTGTATTCTGCAGTAACTTCGTACAAATCCAGTTCCATAACTTAGTCCTTTTTCATCGTAACACGGCCCCATTCGGCGGTGCCTTCAAGCATTTCGTCGAAACGCGAACAGGATTTGGGGGCGATTTTATGCAAAATGCCCGCCCAATAATCCCCGTCTTTTCCCTGTGTCAACGTAACGTAGTTGGCAAACATTTCGGCCAAACGCGCGTCAGGGTTTCCTTTATAATACTCGTCCGTGTGGCCTTGTCCCAACACGTTGCAAGTTAAAGCCCCCACAAAATCATGGAAAAAAGCCTTAGGAGTATAACCACGTGGGGATTTTGAAACGGCTTGAGTTGTGCCCTTGGAGTAATCAATTTGGTTCATGACCCGGTCATTAAATTCCAACCGTTTCTCCACGTCCCATTCGCCATTGTCGGGAGTCCAGGCCGACCCTAAAATGCTAGCAGCGTCTTCGTCGCGTTCCGCAACGTATTTGGCTGATTTTTGAGTAGACCCACTTTTAAAATCGATTGCGTGGCCGTATTCATGCCTAAACACAATGGCGGAGTCGGGGTCTGTAAATGAACAGGCCATTTGAATTAACGAAGACTCGGTATGATAATAACAAAGGAATTTTTCTAAATCTGGACGCGATATTACGCCACCACCCAATTGCGCGGTGCCAGCAATTACGTCCAAAAAATCTTCGGAAGCATCTGCCCAAACGGCAGTACGTATATGCCAGTCGCTTTCGGATTTTGTTCTTTTCTGAAAATCCATAATTTCAGATAGTCTATCGGAATTATGGACAGGCCCTTTACGGACGTACTTACGTATACCTGGGTCTCGTTGCACTTTAACAGGCGGGCGGGTTAGTTCTTTTTTTCCCGCTTTTGCCCGTTCTTCGTTTAATTGTTTGAGATTTTCACCGATATAATCGTGAGTTTCATCCATCGGACCGTATTCATCACGAGCAGCCTGAAGGATTTCTTCTTCAGAATACCCGCCTTCAGTCAGCATATGGCGGATCAAACCGCGAGAAGTTCCTTTGATTTTCTTGCCCAAAGTCTGGCGGTAACTTACCACCCCCGGTGACGTTTTGCCGGAAGAGCCTGCTCCAGACGTGAATTTGCCGTCTGGTCCGCGAGGGTGGTCATTTTCTTTAAATTCTGCGGCGTCAGATCGAACACCACCCAACTGCGAATCAATTTTAGCCAAAAGTTTAGCGATTTTCCGTTCGGCTTCATCAACCTTGACGCGCGGAAACGCTTGAGACACCGACGCCATGGCCCGTTTACGACTTAGAGACCGGTCAATTCGCGCTAACGCGTCGTCAAGGTTGATCATGACTTAAGTAAACCTCTGATTTCGGCCAGTTTAGCCTTGCCTTTAACCGTTACCATGTCGTCAGGCAAATCACGAACGTTATACAACCAACGATAATAGCACCGGCAGAATACTTCTTCGCCAGGGGTGGTGATTTCGTCAGTATATCCTGCAGGGCCGACTTTCATCAACCCTTGCTCAATAGCCCAGTTCCCGCGAACCGCGTACACTTTCTGGTCACGCTCTTTGTGGTCTCGCCGGTAGTTATAATTTAGTTGTTTCCAATGCGAATGCCACTCTCCGGCGATCGCCCCGCCGTCGTGGGCGACTATTTCAGACAAAGACGACACCAACTTGTGACTTTGATCGATGATTACCCGACGTTCTTCAAAAGGTAGCTGTTTAAGCGATTTTTTGATGTCGTCTTTAGTGTCTACTTTGTCCACCACTTCCGACCCGCCAATGGGGATCGACGTGGCCCACCCACTGAACCGTTGCAACGTTTTCTGGATAGCCGCTTCTCGGTTCAGTTTGATCAGTTGCGCCGACGCCACGATACGCCTATCCAACTCGGCACGAAGAGCGGGTTTTATCTTTTCAAGAGTATAACGAGAAACTCCGGGGTGTTGTTGCAGAATTCCGCCCTTGTCGATTAGGCGCTGGTACAATCCGCGCAACGCCCCGTTCAAAGTTTCTTGCAACACATGGGGCGGGGTCATATCGCGGGCAGCCGCTTTGGCGATTTCGCCCAGCCAAAAATCCACACGGGTTTGACTATCATATCCGTGTTCCGAGATATCCCGTACTGCGGCGGTGACTACCTCATAAAAACTTAGCGGTTTTTCATTCCGACTCATTGGCCTATCCGATCAATTTGAGCGTCAAGAGCTTCTATCTCTTCCGCTACTCGCAGAAACGCCAACACGCCGTGCCGTAAACCCGCCAGTTTTGTCATTGCAGTTTGACGGGCGCTTCTCATATGATCGGCTTCTAGCCTAGCCCGGACGATCCGTCTCGACTCCGCTTCTACACCGTTTTGGTCCCACCGATCGGGCGAGGGGAGAGGACCCGCCCGATCGGCAGTAGCATCACGACGCAGCAACATCGTCATGCATTTGTTACATTCCGCTAGTTTCGGGTTTGGGCGGAGCGGGGGCGGCAGGGGGTGTGGGAGGCTCGAAGTTCTTAAGTTCGTCAAAATCCAGAACAAGCGGCATAGGGAACAACAGCTTGTTCTCACCTGCATTGTCTACCGCCCAGGCAATAACTTTAACCCGATTTTCGGGGTCCATTTGCGGCAGCAAAATTTCCAACATCGACATGACCGCTTTTTGGCGAACATCTTCAATTTTGGAATCAGACTCGGGGTCTTTGAGCAGTGACGGCCATTCGGTTTTCAGGCTGTTTTTCCAGCGCCAAAATGCCTCTTTATACCCAACATCTTTATAGTCAGGAAATGCCTCCTGGATGGTTTTATAAAAACCCTCATTCCACGCACGACGTGCCACAATGTCGTCGAAGAACGCGTAGAGAGGAGCCATCCAACGCCGAATCCCATCAATATACCGGGCGATATTCTTGGCGTCTTCTACGCCCTCTCCGAAGCCAGAGACGAGGGTTTCGTTATCCAGCAGTTTGGCCGGCATGTCCGCCGCAGTAGCGATGTTTTTCAAAATGTTAGTTCTAGAGTATGTGCCTGCACCATCCACGTTCTGCATATCAATAGCAGAAATATCTTCCGCCGTGTCAATAGACAGCACGTTGTTGGTTTGGGCTTCCTTAAGAATTTCACGCTTAATGCCCGCCAAACGTTGCATCGCGTTGTCGATGATCGAGCCTGGGGCTTTGAGCTTAGCGATAATTAAGCCAAGCTTACGGGCCACCATGTCGTCCGCGACCATGGTATTCACGAACGATTTCAACGGGAACAAAGCACGTTGATACACAGAACGACCCACGTAACCAAACGCGGACGTAGTGTATTCGATATAGACAGGACGTTCGTTCATCAACACGACTGCGCGGCTGCGATGGTATGGCTTACCGGCGGCAGTGACGATAGTGTGTTTCTGGAAATCTGGAGCGTTAGGGTCCTGGTTCAGCACCAAAGACCCCGCAGTGTTCAGCGGGTCCAGAACATTGAAATACAACGACAAATCAGCAAGTTTATCGAATGATATTTCTTGGTCTGGCTCGACGCCTTCTGCACCCATGACCACAGAGCCGATACCATATATCCGGGCAATACTCGCCACCTGCGAGATTATGCCGTCTACGTCCATCTTTGCCCATTCGTTCTCGAATGCTTCTCGAACTCGGTCTTCTGGGGCATTAGTAATGCTGATTTGGCGAGGCTGGCTTTGTGCCATCACAATGGGGGAATCAGCCATTTTTCGACCAAGAGGATGATACGAGTAAATGGCTTTGCAAATCTGGTAAGAAACGTCGCTCCCAGGCACGATTTCGTCGCACATCAACAATTGCTGAAGTGAGCCACCCACATTAGTCCCAGAGATATTGATCGTGGACAAGGTGACACCCTACTTCATGAGTTTTCAGCGAACAGCTTACGATGTTCCGCCAGATGGGAGGATACACCAGAACTCGGGCTGGTTACGAGTGCAATACCGACAGAATTAAGAGCCTCAGCGAGTTTCTGAGGGGAAACGAAGATCCCGCGAAAACCGAGGGTAGCGGACAATTTTTCGACCAAATCCATGTTAGAACCCTTCGTTGTTGCCCAGAGCGATTGCTACTGCGTAGCAAAATGCGTCTAACAAGTCGTCTTCGCCCTGGTCTTTGATACCGATAGTAAAAGTGAGAACTTGGTTTAACATATGGTTGCGGGTGGACCCTTTGTAGTTAACCATTTTGTCATAGGCAAACTGGGACACCTTTACCATTCCTCGATACACGTACCCCGATACTGATATAGCTCGCTCTGACTTGCCCACCGAGGTTAGCTTACTGTCGATGGCATTAGTGGCCCAGCCGCGCCTAGCGCCTTGCTGAAGGAGTACCATGCCGCTTGCCTTGTCTTCGATCCAAACCCCGAGGGACCCAACCTGGGCTTTGCACTCTTTGGCCAGTTCTTCGCATCGTTCGAACACGGAAGGCAGCCAGTGTTCGAGCAGCGCCCCCTCAATTTGCTTGATGTCGTAATCAAGAATGACTAAAGGGTGCCCAAATGCGCTTCGGTTTACTGCGCAGTATACCACAGCGGTGCCGTCGTTATCTTTACCGGTTTTGGTGGCCGAGTCGATTACCGCGAATACACCTGAACAGTTTACTGGATACGAAACTGGCAACCCCTCGACCAGCATGCTTTCCAGCGAAAAGAACTGGTTACCGGACCAATCCACGAACTCCGCCATATATTCCTGTTTCCAAACCAGGGGCGGGCGTTCTTTTTGCAACCGCACCAACTCGTCTTGCGGCATGAAAGGGTTGCTGCTAGTCGGTGCGTGAAATTCAGTGAAACCGTGCTCAGGCTCGTTGCAGATTTTCCAGAAGAAATTGTCTTGGTCCACCCCGTTCGTGTTGCTTAGAGCAGTGGCCGACCCACTGTAATCGAGCAGTGTCGGTTGAATAGCCCGGTTCCAAATGTCGATCATATTTGGTTTAGTGAAAGCAGCTTCGTCTATTAGAGCGTGGTGGTATTTACGCGACCGACCCGCGCTTTCGTTTTCCAGCGTCCAAAACTCAATACGTCCCCCGGTTTTGGTTCGAATCACGCCGTCGTTTTTCGAGGCGGATTTGATTACAGGCCCGAGGGTTTCCATTAATTCGTTGTAAACTTCGCTTTGGTACTTATACGCCGGGGTAAAATAACCCACGAACTGACCCCGAATAGCCAAATCCGAAGCTAAAGTCTGAGCATACACGGTCTTGCCCCAACGCCGGCCACACCGAATTGCGCGAAATCTGGCAGGTTTTCCATCTGGCCCGCGTAGATAATACGCTTCGATCTGGCCGGTGTGTAGCACGGGCAGTGTTATGCTGAGCGATACCATTATTTTTGGGTGGGCATTCCGCCAACGATATTAACCGTGATCGTGTTCGGATCGTCTTGGTTCGCCTGAATAGGCTTGCCCACGATGCGGTCCAACGCCTTATCGATAGCCGCGACCCGAACTTGTGGGGGAATTTCTCCATTCATGGCGATGTCGTAAAGCTCATTTTCCAGCCAAGCGGCACGGTCTTTTCGAGCCACGTTACGGGCTTTCCGCGCCGCCCACTCCTCGTCGGTCATATCATCCGGCTTCTGGGTCGAAGGCCGGCTTTCGGACGTCCACGCGTCAGAACGGGGAGCCTGTTCGTGTGCACCCCTAGCAGGCCCGCCCCAGCCCGGTCCCCAACCAGCTCCTTTGGCAGGGCCATGCTTAAAAGGAGTATGCTTCGAGTTCTTTCTCATAAGTTTCCCGCTACAAAATTCCAAGGCAAGCCGGAACTATACCACAATTTGGTGGCCGACACCCAGAGAGAGCGGAATATACGTTAGGTGTAGGGGGTTGTAGGCGGTTTTCTCTTATCCTTTTCCCGTTTCTTTTTACACTACCTTTTCCGACACCCTTTTGTATTTCTACACTTAAAGGAAAGGGGGTAAACTACCTACAACCCCCTACGCCCCGGCTCGTCGCGGTGTCGGACTGGCTACAAAACTGGCTACAACCCACTACATTTTTGGCCCAAACCCCCTACATCGCATAACGAATTTGTGTTGAACGCGGTCACAAACAGATATAGGAATATTTACAAACACCCCCGAGCCATGGTTTTATATCTTTGTCGATCAACACCAATACGGAGAACACCCCAATGACCAATTCGATCCGCGCCGAAGCCATCTCGTCCTTCCTGGGAAATCTCAATAAGAATCTGGAAGGGTGCCGCATGCTGCTGGACGCCACCGACACCACGAAAATTTACGCATGGGTCGATACTGGGCTGGCCGTGGCCGTGGATGACATCGGATCGGATGGCGTGTATGAGGGCCTGCGGGTGGTGGGCATCCCCGGCGCAACCCGTTTCGACAGCGCCTTCACCGGAAACCCCAGCTTCATCAACGGCAAGGGTGAACGGGCTGTCCTGATCTCGCGGCAATTGGCTCTATACCTGCAAATCCAATCCGTGGAAGCCCTGATCGAGGAATTCAAGAATAGCGCGGACTGACACCCCACACGACAAGCCGGGGAGAAATCCCCGGCATCCCACCCCCCCATATAATCCCCAGGAGAACACC